TCTTTTCTCACAAAGCAAGAATATATGTGGAAAAAGAGTCAGACGAATTCTATTGACAAACAAAAAGCTAGGGTATAAAACCTTAGAACCAATACCGAAGGGTATAAACTTTAACGTAGAAGGAGAGAACGATGAGTGATGTATTTTCACTATTTGAAGAAGAGGCAGCTAACCCTCAAGCATTTAATAAAGTTAGCGAAGGAGAGACTTCAAAGCTCTCTACATTGATAAGGCAATCCATTGATCTCGATAAAGAGATTAAGGATGCCGAACAACATCTCAAAGATTTACAACAAAGAAAAAGAACTGTTGATGAGGAAGACATTCCATCATTGATGGAGACACTCGGAGTTGAAAGTCTAACTGTTGATGGCAACAAAGTTTCTATTGATAAATATGTATCGGCAAGAATACCTGACGATAAGAAGGATGAAGCATTTAGTTTTATTCGTTCTATTGGCGAGGGCGATATTATCAAGAACGAAGTTGTTGTCGGCTTTGGTATGGGTCAAGACAATGTAGCGGGAGCCGTGGTTGATGATTTACGCAATCAAGGTTTAGCACCTGCTCAAAAGACTCATATACATCCAATGACATTGAGGACTTGGGCGAAGAACCGAATAGAGAAAAATCAAGAAATTGATTTTGATGTTTTCGGTATTTATGTAGGCAATCGTGCAAAAATAAAGGGAGCAAAATAATGGCTAATGCAGTTGCGGAAAAACAAGCTACGGAAGTAGCACCTTCTAATCTTTCATCTTTACTAGAGGAAGAGGCAGGAGCAGGACTTGAGAACTTTACAACGGAAGATATGCAAATACCTTTTATCAGGATATTGCAGGCTTTGTCACCACAGTTGAACAAGCAAGATTCGATGTATATCAAAGGTGCTGAACAAGGAGATATTTTTAACACAGTATCTCAACAAGTTTATAAAGCAGAACAAGGTGTTACAGTTGTACCTTGTTTCTTTGAGAAGAAGTTCTTGGAGTTTGCACTTAGATCAAGTGGTGGTGGTTTCATAAGAGAATTAGCATCAGATGATAGAGACATAGCTCTTACAACTCGTGAAGGGGCAGCCGAGATTTTACCTTCTGGAAACGAGTTAGTAAGAACTCATCAACATGTTGTGATGGCTATGGATCCCGAAACTAATATGGGAGCACCTGCTATTCTTGACATGAAGAAGACACAACTTAAAGTGTCTCGTAGATGGAATACTCTAAAGAATGGTATAAGATTACCTTCGGGTAAACCTATGCCATTGTATGGAACTGCATGGAATATTCAAACCATTGCAGAAAGTAATGATCAAGGTAGTTGGTATAATTATAAAGTTGAAAGAGTTTATAATATATCAAAAGAAATTGAAGCTATGATGCTAGAATCTAGAACTATGTATCAAAGCTTTAGAAAAGGAGACATCAAAACGGCTTCGGCTCCTGCGGATGAAATGCAATCTGCACAGAAGGATGAAGAAATACCGTTTTAATTAATCAGGGCCGTGGCTATTCCTCCAAGTCACGGCTCTTTTTTTGTGGAGTGAAGAGTGAATTTAGCAGAAGAATTATTACAAGCTTTTATTGGTTTTAGTACGGCTCATGGTCAGACAGAAGTTTCACAAGAACGTACAGCAGGTAAACAAAAAGCAAAATCATTTATAGTAAGAAATCCTCTTACATTACAATTAATCGAAGGACATATTAACGGCAGAAAAGGTGTCGGTGCTATTCCTATTAATGAAGAAAATAAATGTAAGTTTGGTGCATTGGATATAGATGAGTATCCATTAGATCATAATAAATTAGTAGACAAATTAGAGGAACTTAAAGTTCCGTGTGTCGTGTGCCGTAGTAAATCGGGTGGTGCACATATATTCTTTTTCTTCAAGGAGTGGATGAATGCAGGAGATTTCAGAGACAAGGCTGCAGAAATTTCTTCTGCACTTGGTCATGGCAGGTGCGAGATATTCCCAAAACAAGAACAGATTCTTGTCGAGAGAGGTGATGTTGGTAACTTTATCAATTTACCGTATTTTGATTCGGAGCAAACTCTCCGATATGCGATCATCAAAAGAGAGGGAGATTATGTCGAGGCATCGTTGTCAGAGTTCATCGAAGAAATACAAAAGGTTAAGACGTTACCTAAAGATTTTTTAACTCTTCCCATCGGTGGACCTGTAGATCTTTTACCTAATTACATACCCTGTCTTAGAACTAAGTTAGCTATTGGTGTGTTTGAAGGAGAAAGAAACAGAACTGCATTTCAACTAGGAGTTTTTCTACAAAGGCTAGATCCTGGTAATTGGAAAACAAAGTTTGAAGAACACAATGTAAAAGACTTTCATCCACCTTTGTCAGCACAAGAAGTTGTGGCTATACAAAACACATTAGAGAAAAAAGAATATCAGTATCTTTGTAAAGAAGAACCCATGGCATCTCACTGTAATCAAAGTGTATGCAGAACTATGAAATTAGGTATAGGTGCTACATCTATGCCAAGTATAAGTGGTTTGTCTGTCATTTTATCAGAGCCAAGATTATGGTTTGTGGATATTGGTGGGCAAAGATTAGAGATAACAACGGAAGAGTTACAAGCACCTCGTTTGTTTCAGCGAGCATGTATGGAACAATTAAAAGTCATGCCTCCCAAGTTAAAGGATTCTGATTGGGAAATAACAGTTAATACTTTGATGGAAAAATGTAACGAAATACAAGTTCCCGAAGAGTTGACTTATAAGGGGCAGTTCATGTCTATACTTGAAGCTTATTGCACAGGTCGAGTACAAGCACAAACCTTTGAAGAGATCATGTTAGGTAAACCTTACACAGAGGTTGAAGAAAGTAAAACTTATTTTAGGTTAGATTCTTTGATGGAATATATGAGACAGAAAAAATTTGATAGCTACACAAGAGCACAAGTACAAGAAAGATTAAAAGAAATAAATAATGAGGAAAGTTCTACTGTACGAAGATTTAAGACGTCATCTGGTAAATGGAAGTCAGTTAGAGTTTGGTGGATACCCGAAGTAGCCTCTGAAGTTGAGATTAGTGAAATACCTATTGAAAAAGAGGAGGTCCCTTTCTAATGGAAGTATTAATAGCTTTTTGTATAATTTTAGTAGAAGAGCCGAGACATAAGGGTGGGAAGTCTATATGTGGTTTTTATGAACCTGGTGTTATTTTTAAATCTTACAAAGAGTGCGTGAAAGATAAAAAATTAATTGAAGACTATGTGGTGGAAGAGGCTTGGAAAATCCATCCCGAGGCAGTGCGTATATATGCGAAGGGAGTTTGTGGAGAGTAATGGAAACTACAATATTTGGGCCACCAGGCACAGGAAAAACAACAACTTTAATTAATTTAGTTAAAGATAAAATAAAAGATGGTATGGATCCTACTAAGATTGCATTCATGTCCTTTAGTCGTAAGGCTGCAAATGAAGCGAAAGATCGTGCTATTTCTGAATTAAATTTAAATAGCGATCAAATGATTTACTTTAGGACTTTACATTCTTTGGCTTTTACATGGTTGGGACTAGATGTAAAAAGAGTTTTTAAAGGTGCTGACTACAATGAATTAGGTAGGTTGGCAGGTTTAGAATTTCGAAGTAACCCAACTGTGGGACTAGAAGATGGACCTTTGTTTCAAATAGGTGCAGGTGGGGACAAGTATATGTCTGTCTTGCAAATGGCTCGTGTAAGAGAAGTAACTTTGGAAAAACAGTTTAATGACACTTGGGATCACACATTACATTGGCAACAACTAAAGGTTTTAGATAAAGCTTACAGTGATTATAAAGAAGCTAAGAACAAATTAGACTTTGTTGATATGATAGAAAAGTTTATTCTTGAGGGCACAAGTCCAAAATTTGATTTGTTAATTATTGATGAAGCACAAGACTTAGCACCTCTACAATGGAGGATGGTAAAAGAAGTTTTAGTTCCAAACTCCAAAGAGACTTACTATGCAGGAGATGACGATCAAGCTATTTACACATGGATGGGTGTGAGAATAAATGACTTTTTAAGTGCTTGTGATAAGAAAACTGTGCTTAATAAATCGTATCGTGTACCGAGTACCGTGCATGAATTCTCACAAAACTTAATAAAAAAAGTCTCTTTCAGACAATTAAAAGAATGGCAACCCACTAAAAAAGATGGCACCATAACATGGCATCGAGATATACTAGATGTAGATCTAACTAGTGGCGAATGGTTGATACTTGCGAGAACAAACTACATCACAAATAAAATATGTGCTCGTCTTAAAGAAGAAGGCTATCTCTATTGGAGAGAAGGCACTGGTTGGTCTATTTCCCCAAATGTGCTTAACGGAATAGAGGTGTGGTTAAAACTATGCAAAAACCTAGACTTGTCTACAGTAGAACTGAAAAACTTTATGAAACTATTGAACCCGAATATTATTACGAAATCTGGGAGAAAAAACTTCTCCCATTTAGATCCCGAACAAACTTATACTCTAGACGATATTATAGAGAAATGCAGTTTGAACGTATCACGAGAGACTCCGTGGCAGAAAGTCTTGAAAGTTTCGGAGCAGGAGACTGCATATATAATGTCTGTGAGGAGGAGGGGAGAGAGGATTCTGACGGGGACTCCGAGGATTCGGATCTCGACAATACACAAAGCAAAAGGTGGCGAGGCGGATAACGTAGCTTTACTACTTGATTCAACAAAAGCTTGCGTAGAGAGTTTAGATCAAGATTCTGAAATCAGAACTTTTTATGTCGGAGCAATTCGTGCTAAACAATCATTACATTTAATAGAATCAACAACTAAGTATGGATTTAATCTATGAACAGAGAAGAAATTTTAAAGCAAGCAATAGAATTAATTAATGTAGACAGAGCAGAAGATTACGGGCCTGCCTATGAAAATCACAAAAGAATAGCAGAACTATGGTCTGTTGTGTTTGGTAAAGAGGTAACAGTATTTCAAGTTGTATTGTGTTTGTTACTTTTGAAAATAGCCAGATTAATATATTCACCTAAGAAAACAGACAGTTGGATTGATATCGGAGGCTATACTGCTCTCGGTGGAGAATTTGCTGAGAAAGAAAAAAATGACAAATCATGAACAATATCATTTTTTAGATCAAGATATAAAAGATGTGTCTTGGGGTAATATAGATTCTGATTGGACACCTCCTCAAACTCTTCCAGATTTATCTCAATATGAAACAGTTGCTATTGACTTAGAGACAAAAGACTCAAACCTTTTAACTCTTGGACCTGGTTGGACAAGAAAAGATGGCTATGTAATTGGAGTTGCAGTCGCAGCAGGAGATAGTTCTTGGTACTTTCCTGTTGCTCATCAATCTGGAAATATGTCTAGGAATATAGTTTATAAATGGTTACAAAAATTATGTGATGACGAGAAGATAACAAAAGTATTTCACAATGCTTTGTACGATTTAGGTTGGCTTAGAGCCGAAGGGATAGAAGTCAAGGGTAAAATAATAGACACCATGATTGCAGCACCTTTATTAGATGAAAATAGAAAATGGTACAATTTAAACTCACTTGCTCGTGACTATTTAGGTGAATTCAAAAATGAAAAACTATTAAAGTCCGCAGCAGATGAGTTTGGTGTTGATCCCAAGTCTGGTATGTGGAAATTACCACCTAGATATGTAGGTAAGTATGCTGAACAAGATGCAGCGATTACGCTAAAACTTTGGGACAATCTTAGAAAGAAAATAACTCAAGAAGAATGCACAAGTATTTTTGAATTAGAAACTTCTTTACTGCCTGTACTATTTGAGATGAAAACAAAAGGTGTTCGTGTTGATGTAGAAAAAGCACATAAGACAAAGAAAGATTTAACTAAAATAGAAAAATCACTTATAGATGAAATAGTCAAGGAAACCGGGGTGATTGTTGAACCTTGGGTCGCCACATCTGTAGCAAAGGTCTTTGATGCTGTGGGACTTCCTTATTCTCGCACAGAAAAATCCGATGCTCCCATGTTTACAAAACA